TTGTTTCTTAATCAAGTTGATATCTTCATCAGTGAATCGTAGAATGTTTTCTTGTATCCATTGTCTAGAAAGTAATCCAGGTTCTACAAGAGCCAAAGCATTGTTAGCTGTAGATACTCTCATATCGATAACTTGGTTATTCTTTATCTCGGAATACTCGTTAGAGTTTGCATATATGTATTTGATTTTCTCTTGAATCAACGCCCAATCTTCGATAGAGAAAACATCTTTAGCAAGCAATTCTTTCTTAAGAAGATCAGTAAACATCATATTGAAACGTCTTCTTAACTTAACAATCATTTTGAAGAATCGTAGTTCTTCTTTTTCAGTATCTATGCTTGTTGATATCTGAACTCTGGCATCAGAACTTCTACGATTAAGAGGAATGTTAAGAGCTTTATAGACCTTGTTTACAAAGTAATCCATATCTTCGAATGAAGTAAAGTTAGGACTTAAACCAGCAATCGATTCAACTTTTGTTCCACCACCATTTGCATCAACACTGAACCAATAATCTTCTAGGATAGATATAGAACGAGTCTTATCTTCCATTGCTCCAGTATCAAGATTGTATGTTCTCTTTTGACGATACTTAGAAATAAGAGAACGCATATATTCTTCTGCTTTAGATTTGTTTAGCTTTCCAGTAGCAACATAGAATGCTCTCTTCTCTGGACTTCTTGTGATACGATAGATAACTAATGCATCTTCTATATTAGTTAACTGATTGATAACCTTCATAGCTTTGTTCAAGAAGGAGATAGGAAACTTTCTATCCATACTCCATTGACCAGAGTTTATAGAAGTAATTTGTTCTTCAAGAAATACTTTTTCTTTATTGACATGTCTGTTAATATTATTAGTATTAGCTTCACCATAATAATATTTCTTTTGTTTTGTAGTAGGATCAATGAATGCTGTAAAAGAAAAAGGAGAAAGCAATTGTAATTTCTGAATACCTTTTCTAATTCTATCATTAGAATATATTGCTTCTAAATTTAAAACTCCATCAATATACCATTGTCTGAAAAGTTCATCTCCTCTTTCATTGAAATCTAAAAGAAAAAGAATCTTTGAAAATGCTTCCTGCATCATATCTTTAATAGAATCAGGAACATCAAGATCATTCAAATTCAAAGAAATGATATCATCTATTTCATCATAGATAATTGCTTCATTACCAATTTCATTTAGAGCTAAATCAACTTCAGGAAGATAAGAAGCTTCTCTCCATTTACGAATCATTTCATTTTTCGAAGCTGACCATACACTTTGCTGACCCATCTGTGATGAACTGTAGCTGGCGAACGGATCATACATTACATAAGAACTCTCTACCTCTCGCTCAGTAGCAGTTGCGGTAGTGTCTGATGGATTTTCGAGTTCTGCCTCACGCTTAGAATAAAAAGAAAATTTTAGTCCTTCTAGTAAATTATTAATTGTTTCTTTGAATGGCATATGATATCCTTATAATATAAGTTTCTTTTATTTATATAAATAAAGTAGAAGGAGTAATCTAGCTATTGCCATAGACTAGAAACAGTAGGAGCAAATTACTGCTGTCCTCCTATATCTATTTATAAGGAGCAATATCATGTATCATCTAGTTTATCTTACTCGAAATCTAATCAATAACAAAATCTATGTTGGAAAACATTCTACCTGGAAAGAAGATGATGGATATCTCGGAAGTGGAATTGCATTAATTGATGCTATCAATAAATATGGTAAAGAAAACTTTAAACGAATCATTTTACATTATTGTTATGATAAACAACAAGCATATGAATTAGAAGCACAAATAGTTGATATATCATTTGTTGCTAGAAGAAATACATATAATTTAACAATAGGTGGTAAAGGAGTAAAGCTTCAATCTGAAAAAACTAAAAGAAATGTATCGGAAAGTAATAAAATAAGAATAGTATCTAACGAAACTAGAAAGAAAATGTCCGACAGCCATAAAGGAAAAATAAGATCAGAAGAATATAGACGAAATATTTCAAAAAGTTTAACAGGACAAACTCGTTCAGAAGAACGAAGAAAGAAAATATCAGAAACTCTTAAGGAAAGAAATAGACAAAAAACGAATTAACCAAAAGGAAATTCATTTTCTGTTATAATTTCAAAAAAGAGAATACGACCTTTTGCTCTTTCTCGTTCACAATATGCTCTAGTCGCTTCCCATTTACATTGATTTTTTATATATGTATTACATCTATCTTTATATCCTGATGTCATTCTTTTAGGAACTTTTGGTATTTGAGTCTCTATGAATGGTTTGATTTCTATAATTCGTTCTGCAATTCCACCATCTTTAGTTTTAAATTTAACATAGAAATCTGGAAAATATCTATGAGGTTTTCCATCTACTGGATAGTAATAAGGAATAAAAAAATCTTCACTTGACCATCCAATAATATCTGGTCGAGCATCTAAGAATTTTGTAATAAAAGAAATTTCCCATCCCGACCTCGCCGTTATCAATTTATTTTCGGAAAGGTATCGTTCTTTATGCTTCAGATGAGGATACATATTTTGTATTGTATAATACTTACTCATTTTATTCTTTCTGCTAATTGCCAAAAGTTTGTACACAATGGAGTTAAATCTTTACTTAATGATTTATCAAACTTCCAAATTTGAGAAGGTCGAATTGCTCCATGATGGGCGATATGTGCTCCAGCATCTATTAATTGTAATATTTCATAATCAGATAGTTTAGTTACTAAAACTTTTCCTGCTTTGGCCCAATAGGAATATTCACCTTCCATAACTTTTTTCATAGTAGAAGGAGCCAACCAATGTTTAGCTTTTTCATAAATCCAATTAGGAGATTTTTTATATATCATTTCTCCTATAGAATCTTCATCGGGTTGTATATCATGTAAATCTTTTCCGTCTATCACACAAAGATAACCATATCTTCCCCATGTTTCTAATTGGTAATCATCTATAATATTACCTATCATATCTCCACCTATACAATAAATTACTGCATATTTTAACGTAGGTGTAATGTAAACTTTACCTTCTCTTGGAGTTAGATTTCTTTTTACTGTACATAAAGCAGGAGGTTGAATTCCATTTTTAATTATAGACTGAATTGCTTTTTCGTTATAAGTTCCATGATAATATTCTTTTACAATATCTTGTTCTCTAGGAAGAGACATTTCTGTTATGTATGTTTTAAATGATACCATTATGCAGTCTCAATAGTATAGTAATTATATTTCACACCAAGAGTCATGTTGTAAGGATTGTCATCTCCCGATGTAGTCTGCATACTGATTGATGAAAAAGTTTCTATCCAAGCATCATAGAAGTGAAGTTGAAATAAAGGATTGTTCTTTGGAGTTGTGATCAACATATAAGCATCAAATACTTCTTGATTAACTTCATATGTATTTGTTAAAGCATTATGAGTCAAGTTTAGAATTGACATCAACTCCAAAAATGTTTGTAGTTCTTTATCAATCAAAAGAGTAAGAGTAATTTCTTCAAATGAAATACTATTTCCTGGCATTCTTCTAGTCATAGATTGATAATTCAAATCCATTGATCCTATTGTGATACCTGGAATAGAAGTCTCTGTAGTGAACAGTTCTATAAACTTTTGGTTAGTAGGAAGTATAATCTTAAAGTTACAATTTTTTGAAAGGTCAAACATTAATGCCATAATAGTTCCTTATTTGGTAGTTGGAAACAATGCTGCGATTTTTGATCCATTCATTACATGGGTTTCTGTATCTGGAAATTCAGGACTTGTAACATCTTCTCCTGCCATATCTCCTTGTGATCCATCTGAACTATCTGTAGTAAAATAACTATAGCTAAAGATAACAGTAAATTCTTCTAATTGATCTGTGTTATCCATTGATAGTTCAATATCACCAACTGCTTTAGGTTGAGCATGTTTTAAAGTATAGGTCTTAAGTAAAGTTCCGTCTCTTCCTAATTGAGAAATATTTACTTCACCTTTAATATCACTATGGTTTCCTCTTATATTACTCTCATCATTAGCAATAAGATTCATCCAATCTTCAAATTTATCTCTAAGATTTGATCCAGTATCATCATAGTTATTCCAGAACGTAATAGTTACATCATCGTATGTACTATCACAAAGAATCTTATATCGTTCTCCCTGCCACCATTGCTCATGTTCTCCTATCGATCTGCCAGGAAGAGATGCACCTTTAACTAAAAAGGAATCGTCTTCTTCAAACTCTTCTAATGCATCAGGAGCATTGATAGAAA